CTGCGCCGACCTGCTTGCGGTTGTTCTTCGCTACAGCAAAGTAACGGAAGCCGTCAGCGCCGTGAGAGGTGAAATCGTGAAGAGGTTTATCTTTCCAGCAGCCGCGCTTGTCGTCCCACTCCTTGCGGTAGCCTTCGAGGTGAGAGATGCCTTCGGCGCACTTCTCTTCATCGAACACGCATGATGGAAGAATCTCACGAACCGACTCGATGCCGGTGTCGACGCCTGCCTTCGGCACAACATTGAAGGTCATGGAGTACATCTGGCCGTCAATCTCGTAGCCCTCTTGCGCCAGTTCTTTGCGTGACTTCGCGTCTGCGCCGAACTCGCGGTTTTCGATATCGTGTGGGCCCCAGTGCTCGCCGTACTCATAGCCGCGGTCTTTCAGCACCTTCATGTAGTGCCTCAGGCCCTCACCTGAGTTTTCGTAGTAGTCGATAACGTGGAATTCGGTACCGACCTCACGAACGAACCAGATCGCCGTCGAGTCGCCCACGCCGATATCCCAGAACGTATGAACCGGGAGGTGTGAGTTGTCAGGGATTTGCCCGATTCGCTTGTTGGTGTAGAGCCAGCGGAACTGTTTGGCGTAATACGCGCCCTCGACAGACTGCTGAAACGCCTCCGCCGGAATGGTCGGGTACTCGCGCTTCATGTCATCGCCGAGAGTTTTCTCTTTGGCGTGATACCAGGCTTTCTGGCGCTCATTCAGTACAACGCCGTGCTTCGCCTCCATCTCGGCGAAGTATTCAACCAGGCGCGCTGGCAGCGGTTCAACCGGGTCGATTGCATACTGCGGATTCTTCCACCAGGAGAAGAAAAAGAACTTCCAGTCGAGGTTGGAAAGCGCCTTACCCTGCAGCATCGCTTTCTCAGCTTCACTGCAATAGTCGTAGAAATACCCCGCCCGGCCTTCAGCTGTGCTTTCGAGGGTGATCTTCCCGCCAAGTGGGACAGCCTCAAACGCGCCCGTCACAATCTCTTTCGCTTTATCCGGCCATTTGGCGCAGATCTTACCGAACTCAGAGACATGCAGGCTGTACAGCGTTCCGCCTCGGAATGAGGTTGATACCGTTACGCTCCCCCCTTTTGCGAATACATACTCACTGGTTGTCTCTTTAACAAGCGGGTTGGCCAGCTTGATATCGTCAGGCATTCGCTGATAGGCAAACTGCGTTTTGTTTCGGAACAGCCTTTCTGAGTCCGGAAGGGAGTGAGCGATCAGAGCGCATTCTTTTTTGTGGAAGATCGCCAGATCAAGCTGGATGATGCACATCTCAGTGGTGAAGCCCAGCTGACGCGCTTTCAGTATCACGTTACGGTCGTGCATGCCGTCGAAATACTCCAGTTGCTCTGGCGTCATCTTGAACGTTACACACTGACCATTTTTATCTTTAATTTTGTAGAGGTGGTTGAGACGCCAAAACCTGTTTTTCAGGAGAGCTTTCTGCTTTTCAGTTAACACAGCGACTCCTTACAGGTCATCATCTCCTATTTCGTCCATGACAGAAGCAACTGAGCTAACGGCAAGGCCGCCTGAGTGTTCAAGCTTCTGCTTATTGGTGTATGCATCACCGCACTCTTTGGCTGCCTGCTCCATCAGAGAGGCTGCAAGCGCCATGTTCCTCATGTTTTCGGCTTTGGTCATCATCCGGTCTAAAGCGCGGAGACGATATGCTTTATTGGCGATCGGTATGTCACTCAGTTCGGTCTGGAAACGCTTACGGGTGTCGTGGAATAGATCAACCCACTTCTGAGCCAGCCCCTTCCCGCTTGCCTTCGTCGGGTCGTGCGATTCGACCTGCTGCCTTGTTATTGCGATGCCGAACTCTTTATGGACAGACTCTACAACCTGAGACGGTGTGTCAAAGCAGGCGAGAGCCTGAACGATGAAAGCTTTCACGTCAGGTTTAAGTGCTGCCATAAATCACCACTCGTCTCATGCAGTCCAGATTAAGCCAGCTTCATGAGGCATGTGCCGCATGCCCTGGCTATGTTAATTTTCGCCACTTCGGCGGGGTTGTTTGCAGCGTCTACCAATTCCTGCACATCAGCGCTTGCGCCGTATCTGCGAACCACGCCGATAAACTCTTCGACGTCATGACCACGCATGCAAAGTCTTGGCAAACCACTGTCTCTGTAGAACTTGGGAGCACCGAACTCATCAACCTCTTGGGCGATGTGGTAAAGCTCATGCTCAATCAGTGCGCAGAATTCAATATCAGAGCACTGAAGGCAGAAGTCGCCAGCAAGGGTAATGATGTAATCCGGCTTATGCCCAAACCATTCATGCATCTGCTGCTCCATGCGGGCTTTTTGCCACCCGCCGGCGCGGAACATAACTTCTTCAGCCTGACCGAGAACAGTGCGCCCTTTCTTTGAGAAAGCATTAGCAGCCCAAAGGAAGCCGATATCAGCATCTGCCAGATGAATATGGTCGGGGTTATGAAGGTGGCCTGATTCGGCAATAATGTTCGACTGCACTCACTGCCACACGCCATCAGCTGGAATCAGTCTTGTGTATGGCGCGAACTCTTCGACGAATGCTGAACTCGGCAGTGGCCTTTTCTCTTCGTCGCTTGCCATGTGTTACTCCCGTTTACTTTTTACTGCGGTCGCCATCAACTTCTGGCTGATGCCACGCTTAACAATGAACGCGCGCACCTTTTCGTAATCAGGTTCGCACCGCATCGTCAGACACATCAGTGCCAGCGTCCTGAGGTACACCGGAAGCCACCACTTTACTTTCACTTGAATCCTCAGATTGCACATCGCCATCAGGCTTTTCCTCTGCAATAACAGGCGTGAACCGGAAGCGCTTAACGTCTCCTGGATCGAAATAAAGCCACTCACCACTTTCCTGCGCCAGAGCAACAAAGCCGTTTACCAGTTCAGGCTGTCGGCGCGTCATCTTTCCGGCGTACTCTTCGCCGTCCTGAGTGGTGATGGTGATTTCGTAGATGTCAGCCATAAATGCTCTTTTTCCTATGTATTGGCTTTAGGATTTTCGCTATTATTTTCAGCCCCATACCAAATTTGAAAGCAGCATGGAAACCGCGATTGTCATCAGACGAATAGCCATCACCTCCCGACCGCAGTGGGCTTTGATTATTCAAAGCGTCAACGGCTATAGCATTTGCGTTGTTGACAGAGACGTTGGGGTGGTTGAGGGCCAGGAGTTGACGCGCCATCATTCTCACAGGGGCGTGTGGGTGCTATCAGGAAGTGGAACGATTTTCCCTGCCACCATAAACGGCGGCCTGTCTCTCAATGAGGCTGAAGCTGCGCTTTCTAAAATCCTCGCGCTTTAGCCAGCTACTTCAGGCATTGAGTGTTGATGTATTCCTGCAGATAGCTAACCTGCTTTGTCACTGTGGCGATTCGCTTTCTGAGGGTGAAATAATTTCGCTCAGCGGTGTCAGCAGGTCGGGGGCTGGAAGCATCGCCCATGCCGCTGGTGCCGGTCGCTCCGCTCGCTGGGCATCTGGCGTTGAGCTGCAACCGACGCTTGCCAGAAGCAACATCGCGCTCAAGCTGATCGATAGTGGCTTTAGCATCTGCCAGTTCTCCCGTATATCTGGAATCAAGTGCAGCAACGTCGCGCTGGCGCACTTTCATGTCGGCGATTGTGTCGTTAGCCAGCTTCAGGCCGTGGATGGCTTTATCACGCTGGTCTTTAAAGGTGATCGCGTTGTTGCGGTAATGGTTAATCGTCCAGGCGAGAGAAATAACTCCGGCGAGCAGGAGTAGAGCGGCGACCGCTTTCCAGCTAGAGATCATGATTACTCTCCGCCAGGCACATGGTGTGCTCTACCTCACGACGATCAATCAATCCTTTCCACTGCTTGCCACCTGCATATGTCCAGCGCCGTAATTCATCGCATGCGCCTTTCATATCTTTGGCATTGAGCTTTTTAAGCAACGTCGAGGATTTGAAAGCGCTCACGCCCACGTTATACGTGAACGAGTAAAGAGCGGCTTTCTGGTAGTCGTTAAGGCTTACCTTGACCGATTCGTTTACTGCCTTGATGGCTGGCTGCATGTGCTTGTACAGCAGCGCGTCACATTCCTGCCTGGTGTAGGTTTTACCCATCACCACGTCAGGCCCTGTTACGCCTGCACATACTGTAGGGATGCCGACAGGGTCGAGGTAAGCCTTGTACTTCACGCCTTCTCTATCCTGAATCAGGACGCCAGCAATTGATACAGCGCCAGCTACCGATGCAGAGATGAGAGCGTTACGAAGTTTTGAGGGAATCGCCATTTAATGGGTCCTGAGGCTGAAGCTGCGCGTCGATGCTTTCCACTATCTTCACGGCTTCCGGGATGTTAGACACGTCACCCCTCGCGTATGCAGCTTTGAGGATATCGGTGCGCTTGCGATCTTCCTCTATCGCTGCTTTGTTCTTTCGATCGTTTGATCTGTATGTCAGCCAGGTGAATGTCGCCGTAATGGCAAATCCCAGGGCAAAAAGGACATCCTGAAGAGTCAACATGGCGAAAAATCCCGTTAGACCTGACCAGAAATAGGACCAGAATCCGTTGCTTGTATTCATGCGGAACATGCTCTACCCCCGACAATGGGGATTTGTTCAATTAGGAAAAGGTCGATTTATCAGAGAACAAATCCAGGATACGGTTTTCGGTAACGTGGTTTGTTCGTGATCTAACGGCATGAGCAAATCAGGCAGGAGGCTGTTAGCGCAGTCTCATGCCACCCATCTTCACGAAGCCCAGCCACTGTGCTGGGTTTTCATATGTGTAAAACGCCCTACCCGTAACCACGAATGTTAGAGGGCATCTGAGTTGTTCTGGTGTTTGGGTAGGACGCTTTCAGAAATGTCGTGCAATAAAAAAAAGGATGCCTAAGCATCCTCTTTCCCTTCATATACGTATTTGTTGCCTTGAAGCCTGTATGAATGGCGAACCGTTTTATGATTTACCACCCCGTCGCTTTTTTGATAGAAAACCTCAAGCTTCATAACCGAGAAATAATTTGGCGCAGATTTACCAAAATCTTGTAGATGCTCTCCATCTCTTGGACCGCCAGAAAACTTTATCCTCATTGTGCTCGCCCAGCTTATCGTCAATTCAAATGCAGAATGACGACAATACTGTTTTTTGAATTTTTGGTCTAGCCATAGCATTTGTGTTGTGGTGGCCGGTGCTGATCTCCGGCTTTCTCTGGCATCGTGTGCCCCAAGACTTTTCTCCAGAGATAGCGCAGTCCTCATAAAGGGGGTGCCGTCTCTAGCGCATCAGCCTGCGCATTAACCACAACGGAAATAGCACTGAAAGAATAGACTGGGGATTACCCTTCGGCTGCGTGGATTAGCTTATGAGGCTGTCACGCCAATGCTATCACCTGTTATGTGCCCCGTTTCGTGGAGCTAACGGCATAGCCTGATCGCGATTCAGCTATGCACCATATGCGCTGGATAACGCCGCCACCATGACAGCGTGTTTAGCTATTGGCTCGCCTGGCTGGATTCGAACCAGCGACCGACTGCTTAGAAGGCAGATGCTCTTTCCACTGAGCTACAGGCAAATTTGGTGGGCCGTGAAGGATTCGAACCTGTCTACCCTTCCCTTATGAGGGGACCGCTCATACCAAATGAGCTTCCGGCCCTGAAACGAAAAAGCCCCGCACGATGGCGAGGCTCTTAATTTTTGTCGACTTGTAAAGCTATGGCGACGATATCAGATTTACACGAAATATATGCGATTCAGTTCGGTTTTGCAAGACTTGAATCTAAATTTGTCGCCTTTTGTTGTGAACGTGATCGCGTTACAGACATTAAAGAACCACTATCGAGTTTTATGAAGCTGCTGCGCATAGCCAGCCAATGAGGTAGATACGTTTCTGTCCAGGTGGATTTAGCAACGCCTGCAAGCTCTGCCAGCCTCTGGTACTCGTAAGTCTTGCGCCCTGCCAACTCTGCTTTCACGTCCTGCGCCGCCAGCCAGATAAGCGCCTGCAGCCGTTTAATTGTCTTGCCAGCAACCTTGCGCGCGCCGAGCTGCGCTTTGAACTCTGCCCATGCCCACTGAGTGATCGCCACCTGGTATTCGAACCGTATGTTTTCGCTATAGCTCCACATCAGCCAGGCCACCTGGTGCTCATCGAGCGACATCAGCGCGCGCCGCCATGATGCGGTGCCGAATTCAACCGGGCTGACCAGGGCTATAGATGAAACTTTAGCGCGGGACTGCTGACCGGGGATCGGCGGGCTGGACGGGTTAATCATGCGCCCGGTCGCCGGGTCGGCGATCTTTTTACGCCCACGGCTGCGCGCAGTCGCTGTGAATTGCGCGTTCTCGGCGAAAGCTACCAGTTGGCCTTTCGTCGCTCCGCTCAGATCGGAAGTCGCCACCATGAGCTGCTCACGCACGTACTGCAGATATTGATGGTTCATGCTGTTGCTCCTGCTGGCTGTTTGGACTTCGCCTTGCGGCGATCACTGTTACGGATGATTATCTGTGCCGTCTTGTCGCGTGCCTTGCCGCGCGGGTGCCGGTACTCGCCATCGGCACGCAGCAGGCTATCGCGCTCATAGTTATCGAATGACTCTCTGCTCACGCTGCGTCCTCCTGCTTCATTGCCTTAAGCTTTGCCCGGTACACGTCGCGGATTCGGATGTAGTCCTCGCGTTTCCATTTCGGCATTTCATGCGGACCCATCAGAGCATCAAAGCGCGCCCGGCCGATTTTGGCGATCAGCGCCGGGCGGTATGCGATCAGGTTTCCTGATAGGTGGTTGTTGCAGGGGGCGCACTGGCGATGGCAGTTGTCTTCGTTGAACCGCAATTCAGGATTAGCGCCTGTCGTGCGGAAGTGCCCTGCGTGATACTGGCCTTCATGGTGACGACCGCAGCTGATGCATGCCTGTTCACGGTCGCGGTAACGAATGAACTCGTTGAAAGCCTGTTGAGCCTGCTTAATGAAGTAGCTGAGCGGCTTAACCTGCTGCTTTTTATCTGCCAGTCGTTTGCGATCAGCTTTCTCAGCTTCGTGTTTAGCCTTGATGCGCTTCGCCTCGGCTTTCACCTTTTCTTTGGCGCGAAGCTCCATGGCGTAGATTGCGCCATGCTCCGGGCAGCACCAGCGGATATTGGCGTAGGCTGGAATGAACCATTCGTTGCAAACTTTGCACTTGCGGCGAGGTAACTTATGCATGTTTTCTCCTCGCTGCCAGGCGCAGCCATTTCTGATCGACGAGACGGGCGGTGCAGCCCTTAAGGGTTGGGATTTCGGAAGGTGCCGGAGCAGCCTTGCGTCGGCGCGCTGGCATGCGGAAGATTGCGCGCTCGATGACTTTAGCGAGAGGACTATGCATGCTCTTCTCCCCAGCGCTTGGCCCACTCGATTTCAAGGCGTGATTTATCGCTAAACTGAACGCCCTGCTGCGTGCCGAACCAGTAAATAGCCTCAATGACTTCGACCATCTGCCGAACGTTCATCTTGCTGGTTCGCTGACCGAACATCACAACACCGCCGTCCAGGCCGGGGGCCATACGCTGCTCCTGTTTTTTCGACTTAGCCACCAGTGCGGTGATGAGGTCTTTCCAGTCGTCGGAGTCGTATTTATTGCCAAACCAGATAACCTGATCTGACAGGTCTTTCAGGAGAGGCCACATTTTTTTGTTTTGCTCGGCAGTGCGGGTGGGCTCTTTGATGTCCAGCACCAGAGGGCGCTTCTGGTCTACCGGCAGGTCGCGGATATAGCTGATTGCGTTTTGCTTGATGGCGTCGTTGACGAGGTGGAATTGCTGTTTCACGCTTCACCTCCGGAGAGGTAAACCGCAGAATGCAGAAAATCGCAGGTGCATTTCTGCATCTGTGAAAAGGTGGTTTGCTCGTTGTGTGTGCGCATAACGTCCCCGTTAGCGCAAAGGTACCGCCGGGGCTCAATCCGGCGGTATTGATATTATGGCGGGTTGATAATGGAATATCAATGTGCGAATAAGACCATCCGCAAAGCTTGTTTTTTGGGGTACTTGTTCAGCCAGTTATCGGTATTCTTTACACCTGATTTATTAACGATCAGGACTCATGTAAAGGTTGATTATTAATCTCGCCTGTCGGTCATTTTTTGGATTAAAATGTCGACACAAAAAACTAATGAGCCTGATGAATTATGAGCAGCATGATATTTACCACTATCATTACTGGTGTTTTTGTCTTTGTGACGGGTCACATTTTGGTAAAAGGCGTACTGGATCCTTACCTCTCCTTCAAAAAGCATTTAGGGATGGTTTCAGCAATTCTTCTGCGTGAGCAAAGCAAAATCATTAACTTAAGAGCTGGCAGTGATGTAATTAACGAGATAAAACATGCTTCAGCCCAACTTCTTTCAGAGTCTAACGCAGTACCTTTTTACGATTCTTTGGCTAAATTACGTTTACTTCCGCAGCATAAAAAAGTACTAAAGGCATCGCACAACCTGAACCTTATAGCGAGTATTTTGGAAGAGGCAAGTAATATAACCCCCAAAAGTTCTTATACCACTGTTTACAACTCTCTCAATGCTATAGGTAAAGATCTGGGGATAGTTGTTACTTACAATAGCAAAAATAAAACCTGACTAAATACTATTCTGCTTCGGTGCGGTGTAGAGCGGCTGTGCTGTTACACCGCCGCGATTTTAACGCTGCTCTTCGATGTATCACCAACAACCTTCGCCGTCAGACTAATGAATGCCACGCCACCGGCTCGCTGTCCATTCCCGCCAGTGCCATGCGGAAGACCTCGAGTAACTCCTCGTCGTTATGAGGGCTGTCACTACCACCATTTTTTAACGATATTTCTAACAGTTCAATTTCTGCTCTGATTCTTTCTTCCAGCCGCTCCCGGCTCAGTTGTGCTGCCATGATTACTCCCCCACTTCCAGTTTGATGCCAGCAGCAGCGATTGCAGATTCAACCTCTGCTCTTTCCCATACCTCGCAATGCATGCCAATCGGCGATTTGATGATACCTGGCGTCCTCAACTTAACGCTCACCGTCCGGGCTTCCAGCTCGGAGATGCGCTTAACCATGGCTTCTGCGTATTGATCTTGATTACCTTCACCAGCAAGTGCTTTTTCAGTTGTCCAGCCGATAGCAGATGCCAGTTGGTCATATTGCGCGAGCAACATGTTCACACCTTCATCAAGGCTGCTAATGTGCTCTTGCTGCTCAGCGATCCGCTTCTTGTCGGCGTCACGCTCTGCCAGCAGGGCGAGGATGTTGGCTGGCTTAATCACGTCCGTGAAGTCACTCAGCATCTCCAGCGCATCATCGCCATCAATCTCACCGGCCTCGTATTTTTCAATAGCCGGCAGTGCTTTCTCAGCCGCTGCTTTCAGCTTCAGCGCCAGATCGTCGTTGTTAGTCATGCTGCACCTCCGATTTGCTGCGGAGCTGGGCGGCGAACAATTCAAGCCAGGCGACCATTTCAACCCTTCCTGCCAGATCGCTTTGAGGGTATTTCACTGCTGCTGTCACGCACTGATCAAAAGTCTCGCGCTGAAACTCCTTAGCCACTTCCGGCTTCGCAGCTTCCATTGCCATCTCCACCCCTTCTGCGCGCAGGGAGGCGAGGATGGCGTCGGTGGCGGGGGTTTCTACGCGGAAGTAAAGCGCATCGCCATCTTCGAAATTGCCTGGGTCATCTACCATGTTTTCGTGCTTTTCGGCGCAGTAGACCTCCTGACGAATGAGACCACACTTAAGCGCTAATTCCTGAATGTCTGAACCATCGGCAGAACCTCCTTGCCATGCGATAGCGAGCATCGATTCGACAAATGAATCCATACCGACATTCTCAGCCACCACATCGTAAAGCGCGCTGGTAGAATTCAGCGCCTCATCGCGCATTTGTTGGTTTGCCTCTGTCAGCTGCTTAACCTGCACTTCTAACCGTGCAATAGCGGTTACGTGCTCAGCGTTGCGCTCGGCAAGCTGGTTGAATGTGAGCCTGTCATAATCTTGTTTGTTCATACCTGTGTTCTCCCGTAAACCGCCAGTACCCGCTTCATCGCCTCGCTGTTGCGACACTCCTGAAAAATCCGGTTGGTGCTTCTGCGACCCTCTTTCTCATCATCGGTGACCATGCGGTAATACACGGTGCGCCACACTTTCCCGTCGACTACCAGAAGCCCCTTTCGCGCCAGATCGCTGGCTGCCTGGTTGATGCCGGTATGCGATACGCCGCTGAAGGCAGACACATCAGCCGAGCAGAATGTCTTATGGGTTTTCAGGTATTCAAAAATCGCTCCTTTGCCTGTCATCTCACACCTTCCCGTTATTCTTCATGCGTTCGTAGCGCGCTTTGAGTAACTGCGCAGGAGTTGGGCCTTGCTCTGCCTTCGGCGCCTGCAAGGCGCGGCGTACAGGTGGCACCGGATGCCCTTCAGCGGCTCGTTTTTCCCAGTAGGCCAGTACATCGGCGGCGGCGTTTTGCAGCTCTTTCTGGCTTAACTGGCCGTCAGTACTGCGGCGGCGAATCTCCAGGCAGATGTGATAGAGAACCGGCTGCGGCCATGGGTACTGCTCACTGCTTGGGTACTGGAAAACCATCTTTCTCCACTTCCAGAACTCGGTCATCACGTCGTCAGCGGTGATTCCGAATGCCTGCGCCTCTTCCTTGCACCAGGCGACGAATTGTCCTGGCGACGGGAGGAAGGGTTTTTCCTGACGGCGGGCAACTCGCATACCCCGATCAACAGTTTCCATGTCTGTTATTCCGTTCTCGGCAAACGCTTTAACCCACTGACGGCGTATCTCATCAAACTCATCCTGGCTACGGCCAGCCATGGCCGCGGGGAATGCCGCCAGGAGTTGTGTGAAAACGCCGTTAATGATTTGTGCTACCCGCTCAGTAGGTGACTCTTCCTGATACTGTTCAGGCAGGTTGTGCGCGAAGCGGCGCATCTGCTCGCGGTCGAAGTTGTGCATCTGCTCAGCAAGGCTTTTCATAACGTCACCCCGTGAATCCAGTCAGTGTTTTTCAGGTCAACTTTCGGTTTGCCAGCGGCGGAAACCTCGGTTCCTGATGCAGCGCGCTGCATCGTCAACTTGTCCCACTGCTTGCGCAGGCTGGCGGGACAGAGGATGTTGGTCTGCCAGAAGTGGTGCTTGCTGGCCCAGTCGTACAGGTCGCAAATTTCACGGTGTGTCCGCCCGTCAATCTGGTTAGTCAGGCGAACGTCATTTGCCCAGGCTTTCAGGTCGGGCTCTTTGCAGGTGGGGTTTATTTTCTTCACGCGGATGGCGATCCACTCTGCGGCTCTCAGGTCGTCAGCGGTGCCCCACTTGGCACCTGTCGGTGTGTAAATCACAGCTTCAGGATGAGCAGATAAAAATTTCATCAGTCGGTCGTCGGTGAATTCGCGAGAATTCTTCGACGAAGATCTTTTAATGTTTTTATTGTTGTTATTACTTTGTTGTTCATGATTCTCGGGTAAACGCTCGGCTAAATGCTCGGCCTTATGCGCGGCACCACCATCGGAAGCCGCGCCATTACTGGCTTCGTCATGCTCGGCATTAAGCGCGGAGATTTGCGCGGGGTAATGCGCGGATGAATCGTCCATTTTTTGAGCATATTCAGCATAATTTGTGATGGTTATCACAGAGCCTTTTCTCTTTTCTCCTGAGCGAGAAATCATCCCTTCGCGCTCGAAAACATCCAGCATCCTGTCTACGGCGTGACGACTGCATGGCTTCCCTTCCCTGTCGCATAAATTCAGCCCGAGGTCGGCTGAGGTGGTTACCAGTTGTCCGGTTAGCAGCGGCCATTGGCGACCCTTGAAGTTTGCTGTGTAAGGCTGACGGGCGGCAGACAACAGCAGGTTTTCCCACAACGTGCGCAGGAATACGTCCTTCGACCAGGATTGCTTAAGCACACTCCGGTACAACGGGATGAAACCGGTTCTCTGGTTCTCCATCCGGTTGCTCCTGAGTTGCCCCGGATCATTACCGGGGAAGTTGAGAATTTTTGCAGTGTTCACGCTTCCTCCCAGCCACTGTCGCGCAGCAGAGCTTTTTGCTCACCCATGATTGCCATAACCTCGTCGAGCGCCGTAGCGGGCACTGTGAGGCGGTTATTTTCGATTTCTGCATCTGCCAGCAACTCGGCGAGGCGACGGGCGCGCGACGGGGATAGCTGAGGGATGGCAGCGCTACGGGTGAGCTTTTTCTTACCGGCAGCTTTGGCCTTAGCCAGACCCTCTGTCGCCACTGTGGCTGCTTTTGGTCCATGCTCCCGGCTCAGGGCTACGGCGGTGCTTGCTGAAACCTCTCCAGATTCCACCATGCCGATCAGCACATCTCCCGAAGAGAGAAGCTGAAGGTGGCTTTCAACGTCAGTTACCGAGCGGTGAAAAGCCGCAGCGATTTCCTGCACGGTATGACCGAGGTTTTTGGCCCGGTTATACTGCCTGGCTCGTTGAATAGGGGTGATGGCCAGACCGTCGTTGCTACCTGCCTGGTGAGCAAGCCTTTCCAGTTCTGTACCGATGAAGTCTTTGCACTCAATGCGCGGGATGCTAATGCCGTCTGCGATGGCATAACCGGCCCCGATATAACGGTGCTGTCCATCGACAATTTTCACGCCCTTTTCGGTTACCTGAACCGACAGAGCCGGGAGATCAGCACCTGACTTCCAGAGGTCACGCATTTTCCGTGCATGCTCTTCATCAAGCGGTCGCATGTTGTCGCCGTCTTCGAGATACAACTCTTCAAACGGGACCATGAATGTCTTCTTGACCGTAGTTCCGGTGCCGTTTTTATCCTTTTGCTTGTACAGCTGAGAAAGCGTTGTCATAATTGCTCCTGTGAATTGATCCAGTTAATTCCACCTGAAAGCCCCAACTGTTCCAGCAGAGGGGCTTTCGCCATTTTTGTAACTCTCATGCCTCGAAATCCCTCTTTTCCCCTTCACGGTTAGAGATGAGGATTGCCAGCAAAAGCGACATGTTCGGCACCAGGTTCTCCCGCCACCGACTCACCGTCGATTTGTTGACGCCAAGCAGTTCTGCGATGCGAGTCGCGCCCAGTTCTGCGATCTGGCTGTGTAACCAGCTCTCTATCCGCCGCGCCTCCGCTTTGTTGCGTGTTGTTGAACTTTCCATTTGCGATACTTCCTTCGTGATTAGTTGATTCGGCTGAAGAATCAGCCGGTTTACATTTGAGTTTTGATTGTTAAAGAGCGGTGGTGTTAATGAGCTTTCACGTCGTTATCACCGAATAACAGCCATTCCGGGTCGCACTTAAGTGCGCGAGCCAGCTCAACCAAATAACGTGGACGCTTAGTTGTCCCTGCCTCGATGGCCTGAAGAGATTGCTGCTTCATCCCAGCAAGTGCGGCCAGCTGAGACTGAGACATATTCATCTCTTCACGTTTTTGCTTGAGGCGCTGAGAAATTGTTTCCATATCACCTCCACAGTTTTATCTGTATTCTGAGACAGTTATTTCTGTTTGTCAATAACAGTTTTAACTGTGATTCTTGGGTTAAGGGATTCGGTAACTTTTTCTGCCAGGATGCAGGCCAATGAAAGCGAGAAGAACTGAAGGAATGAGAAGAAAGTGAGCCTTGCTGATCGTGTTAAACAGAAAAGAATTGAGCTGGGGCTGACTCAAACAGAAGCCGCGGAAAGAGCGGGCATCAGACAGCAGTCATGGCAGAGCATTGAGGATGGCAAGACACTAAAGCCACGTAATATAATTGGAATTGCCAAGGCTTTGAGATGCGATGCTGACTGGCTAATGAACGGCGGCGCATTTATGCCGATGTCGGAAGTGAACAGCAGGAGAGTTCCTTTGATTAGTTATGTGCAGGCAGGAGCGCTTGCAGAAAAAAATCCTATAGAGGCCTTTGATGGCAGCCTTGAGTATGTCCTGACAGACCTAGATTTGTCCGAATACAGTTTCGCTTTGCGCATTGAGGGTGACTCAATGGAGCCGGACTTCAAAGCCGGTGATGTGATCATTGTCGACCCGGAAGTTGAACCAGTGCCTGGTGAGTTTGTTGTGGCTAAGAACGGGGGCGACCAGGCGACGTTCAAAAAGTACCGGCCAACTTTCACAGATGCCAGTGGACGACAGCACTTTGAACTCGTTCCGCTTAACAACGACTATCCTGTGATTAACAGCGATCACCAGCCGCTGACTATTATCGGCGTCATGATTGAACACCGAATTTACCGTAGAAAGCGCTAAACCCCCCCACCTTCTCTCAAATAACCGGCTTTCGCCGGTTTTTTTTCGTCTCAATAAAAATTAATTACCTTCCAATACAGATACATATGTTTATTCGCGAATAAATTACAGTTTTGTCTGTTGACGATAATACAGTTTTATCTGTATCTTTAACCCATCGCGACAACACAGCGATGCGGCCACCGGAAGTTAAGCCGCGGCAGACATGAGTCAGCCTGCACATTAACAATCAGGAAATTTTCTCTGCAAACCGGACGGACATTGCGCAGTGCGATCGCTCCCTGCAACATCATGGATGGTGCTACAGGCGAGGCAAGACATACGCCAGCATAGCGATCAAAGCGGAGGGCATAACGATTTGCAGAGTAAATTTAAAAGTCTTTTCAAGCGTCATTAAGTGGCGCTTTATAAAGATTTTTATTTCTTTTTACCCTGGCCAAAAGCACCAGCAGAAACTGTCTTTCCTGATTGTTGGAACTGCTTTCTTCCCATCAAAACATCAGTAGCGTTGATATTACGTTGTTGAATGCTTCGGCGGTCACTCTCCAGTCTTTCTTCAACGTATGAGCGTCTTAATGAAGCAATAACCGCATTTCTGATAAGTCGTTCTTTTTCAGGTGTGATGCCTGTGTGCGTCTTGATATGACGGTTAACTCGCCCGATTCGGAATCTTGCTTTGCATAAAGGGCAGACCGCGTATTTGTTCCAGGAAGATGTATCCATTTTAGTTCCTCTGCAAACCTGAGAAACAACAGTAAATCACGATGATTTTTTAATCCAGACCTTAAGGGGTCATGGCATACCGGGCGCGCGGCGGACAATGTCGGGTGCACAAAACGGAATGTTTTGGGCTGGCAGACGGTTATTAGCTAGTTGGTGGGGTAATGGCTCACCAAGGCGACGACGGCCTTCCTTGCTTCATTTTGGGGAGCCAGCACCAAAGCATTTCTCCCGCATCAGCGGGTAACTACAGAGGGTTGGCTATGGGGAACATCAAAAAGTACACAGTCGATTATGACTGGAAAGCGGAGCTAACAGTTGAGATAGACCACGACATCGTAACTGACGATGCGCTTCGAGAAATGAACGAGTTTTGGAGTAATCACGAGTGGCGCGAAAGCAAACACGGTCTTCTTAATGCGGTTTTGATTATGTTGGCCAGGCACGTTATGCCAATAGCGTATGAGCTTGGATATAACGCTCACGGTATTAGAGCACTGTTCGATTGGGATAAGGGTAACGGTCAAGAAGGCTGGCCCCCTATGGATGGGACTCAAGGCATAAAAATAACGTCGATCGATGTAGATGGCGTGTTTGATGAAGACGATTTCACTGTTAAGGCCGCCTAACCAGCGGCTTTTTTCATACCTCAGTCGCTTCACCGAGGCGGCTCAGTTATGACAACCACAGGCGGCCATCCACCGCCTTTTTTAATGCGCAAAGGTTAATAGCTCCGCTGGCCGGCGATAAGGCGAAGAGGAAAACATGCAGCAAATCGTCACTCACAAAGGCACGCAGTACTCTGTACGCAAGCTTGCCGATGGTCATACATGGCGTCTGTCAGAAGTTGGTTGCCCGCGAAATTCTTTCCCGATGAGCCGCAAGAACATGATTCTTGCTGGCTTCGGTCATGTAGAGGGGGTCAAGCGATGATCGCTCATTACGGCACTACCCCACTCATCCGCCAGTGTCTTAAGCCTGGCATGATGGCAATCTTCGGCGGCCGCACCTACCGCGTTTCAGCAGTCATTCACCAGCGCTGCTGGGTGTACTTGCACACCGACGCCGAAGTACTCCGCATCAACGACTGCGTTATCGACGTGCTGCTCGACGGCCGCGGCGAACCGCTGATCCACTAATCCCCCTTTATCAACTGACTGGCTGGCTTCACGCAGCCGGGCGACGCACAACCAAATTTCAGGAGATGCCATGAGCGCATATCTCACTCAAGACCGTATCGAGGCGCGCCGCGTGTTCGATCATCAGGCAGAAATTGAACGTGAAAAATGGGTTGATGACCGGGCGAGCGAAATTATCGCCCTCTTCCCAAAAACACCGGCGCAACTCGTCACTTTCTCTATCCCGCCTGAAAACAAGCCTTACGCCGGTCTCAGCCACGATAACGCAACCGAAGCTTATAACGACTTTGTGACGGCTGTTGCTTACGCCCAGGCGGATTACGAGTGGGAACACCGTACCGGCTGCCCGTTCTAAGGAGGGTTTATGAGCTTCGACCTGATTCAATTCGTTAAGCAACAGGAACCGCTGTTTGTCGGCGCACTGACCGACTCCTCACTGACTTGGGCAAAGGAGTGCCAGTTCGCCATTCAGCTTTTCCAGCGCAACCAGAAGCTGGCTGAAACAGCTGTCGCCAAACCAACCAGCGCGCAGAACGCAATCATCAACGTAGCAGCCATTGGTATCAGCCTGAATCCTGCCAGCAAACTGGCTTATCTGGTACCGCGCGACGGCATGGTTTGCCTCGATATCAGTTACATGGGGCTTTTGCACATCGCGCAGTCGGCTGGCGTCATCAAGTGGGGGCAATGCAAGCTTGTGCACGCCAGCGACCAGTATGAAACGCTTGGTCTCGATAAGGCGCCAGCGCACAAATACGCTCCTTTTGCCACGCCTGACGAGCGCGGCCCGGTGATCGGCGGTTATTGCACGGTTAAAACTGCCGACGGTGACTACCTAACTGAAGAGATGAGCTACGCCGAGATTGAAGAGATCAGGAAGGTGAGCAAGGCCGGTTCGTCGGCAAAGGGACCGTGGGTCAACTTCTGGTCTGAAATGGCGAGAAAAACCATCGTCAAGCGTGCCTATAAATACTGGCCGCGCGCTGACCGTCTTGATAATGCCGTCGACATCCTCAACGAAACCGAAGGGGTTTTCACTGAACCGGTAATGGCTTACACACCTGAAAGTGAAGTGATCCAGTCGGAAGAGAACGCGAAACAGGAGCTGATCAACAGCGTCCGCTCCCTTTGCGAAGACATGAAGCAGGCAAAAAACATGCACGCCCTCAAAACCCACTTCCAGGCAGCCTACAAAATGACGGCCGGCACGCATCTTCAGCAGGACGTCCAGGCAGTTTACGCCCAAC